TTTTTTTTTTTTTTTTTTTTTCGCGTAAGCGGCCCAAACACTTTTCAACCAACGCACGGATTGGTTAACCGAAAAGAAACGGTTGAAAAGTGATATACTACTTCAGGCATACACTATAAGAACTTGTGACCCAGGTAAAAATCCAAACCCTTGCAAGATGCGAACATCTTACAAGGGTTTGTATATAAAACCCTGGATCTACAAAGTAGATACAGTGTAAGATGCTAAGCATCTCGCCTAGGTATGGACAAGGCATGTCCATGCCCCCGTTCGGCCACCGAACGGTATTCTAATCGATTGTTTACGATTTCTTACGTCTAGTTTGCTTCATAGAAGAAGGTTCTGGTGTTTATCTGTACATAGAGTCCACCATGACTCTAACATATATATAAATTATGTAATAGTTTATGAATCTGACCCAAAAATTCATTCTCTATGCTGCAAATGGGTCGCTGTACGAGTACATGATCGGTGCACCCGTAAACATACCCAATTGAAAATCTTCAGCAACGGAGATATATCTGTCGACACGATAATGTGATCCAGGAAGATCCTGAGGAACATCAACTGATAAATCATGAGCACCTAGTAAAAATGCAGAATATCTACCAACACGCCGAGCAGGCTCAAAGCGCTGTCCTCTTGTATAGTATGGAGTTTCGAATTCAAGAACTGGATTGACATTTGCTATAGTAGCATGGGACCCTCCCAAACTAGATCGCTCAGTTTCTTGAATTTTCTTGCGTCTATCGCCTTCTAAAGCACCATCAATCCGATGCGCTGATGCTAGGTGGGCAGAACCAATCAAATTGTGCCTAGATACAGACATCGTAACTGCCCGTACAGCAGACCCAAGCTGTGCCAAAGAATACTTATGGCGCAATCCACCACGTCTGCATGCAAACGCAGGGGTTAAGTAATTTAGGAGGGTTTCGGTACAAAAATTGTACTGAGAGAAAAGACCACCTGAATTAAAGCCTGCATCTTCACCTCCAGGTTCCCAACCGCGATAGTATGGAAAATCATGGTGATTGAGACTAACAACACGCACCTGTGTGGAATTACCTGTTTCAGCAGGCCAATACGAGTTAAAGTAATGATAACGCCTCAACATTTCTCGAAAAGACACAATCCTCTCTCCCTGGTAAACAAGATACTGATTATCATCAGGAATGTTTTCACCGGGAGCAAAGGATGCAACTGCTTCAGTACATGTTGGGGAATTAGACTTATCCTCAGTATTAGCCAATGAAGCATCCGATGCCACCTCTGATTGATGAACATAAGGAGCAACTTCTGACTGTTGCTTGAAAACAGATAATGTAGAAAGATTTTTAGTCGTGGGAACTGCTAGAGCAAAATCGTCTCCGGCAGCGACCCAGACTTGAATCTTCACATCAGCTGCTGTAGTTGCAGGAGTTGCTAACTCGTTTACAACATAAACAGAAAGTGATCCATTATCTCCAGCGCCACCACAGAGTATTGGAAAGTCATCAGCAAAGATGTAAGAGCTTGTAATTCCAGAGATACCAACATTATTAGCCCATGCCCTCACATCAGCCCACTTGACCTCATATTCGAAATCCCTATTTTCAGAGATATCAACAATAGTCGAGTAGGTTTGATTGAAAGGAATAGCACCACCTGGACTAGTAGCAGGATTATAGACGATCCTGATACGGCCACGATGGTATTCAGAACACACCACATTAAACCTAAACTTAATAGAACCCTGCCAGGCATCAAATGGTGAAGCACCAAATGCCAAAGCAGTACTGTGAATTTCAGTAACAGGCGAAGCTGTAACTGATCTACCATAAATGGGAGCAACAATCATAGAAGTCAACATAGTATCAGTGACGGCAGTCTCGGGCCAATCAAATTGCCTAAAATAAGACCATCTCTGACAAATTGAATTGACAGTAAGCTCATCTTCACCACCTAGTCCCATTAAACGCGTATCAATAGACAGCTCATTCTTTGAATCAAGTGATAGCTTGACCAAAGGTTCTGGAGCATCCGAATTTGATAAATTTCCAAGGTAACGTGGAACGTATGATCTGGTGTCCTCTAGTACTTGAGGTCTGGAGTATCCAAAAATACGTGCAATATCCCCAACTCGAGTAGATACCATAGAAGTAGCCTTGGCATATGGAGCTAACACAGGAATCATAGAAAGAGCATCGGCAGCTTTCGCAATTGCAGATGCCGGCTTACTAATCAAACCATCCCGTGTAAATTCATCACTAGATGTCGTATTATTTGCCTTCATAACGGCCTTCTTATTTCCCTTTCCAGCTTGTTGATCATATGGCTTGGGAAAACCAAATTCATCTAGTTCAGAATCATCCACAAAACCTTGTGGCTCATATGGACTAGTTGGGGAACGATTAGTACACATAGGAGGCTTAAGATGTCCATGAACATCTACTGGATATCTCCTAACTAATGGAGGAGGCAGATTATGCTCTGGAATAGATTCCAAACGTCCTGGATCCGCCATCTTTCTTGGGGGAGGAGCAACCTCACTCTGGGCTCGTGCCGTTGTAGGAATAGCCAAAGTGAGATTCTCGGCCCAGCAGAAAATAGTGATAGAGATTGGATCTGTACCACCATTTGCATGCTGGAGAACATCAAAATCATGAATATCAACCTCTCCCATATTGGTATTCCAACCTGCGGCAGTAATGTTAAGATAGTTCTCCGGCCAGATAAATGGTAAGAGCATCTCTCCACCTTGAGAAGTGGTAGGATCCAATAAAAGATGTGGTTTTTGCGAAGCCTGAATGAGATCTTCTTCAATAAATGCTCGATTGACAGTAATTTCATCGTTCTGAATGTAAGGATTATAAGTCAACAGTGCACGACCATAGTAGAAACTATTTCCATTCACTAAGACTTTCATGCGCAAATTACAGCGCAGATTACGATAACGATTAATTTTATCAAGAACATCAGCATTGTCAAAGAATTCCGTCCACGGATTGAAACGCGGAGCTGACAACGCAACTCCAGGCGTCCACTGGTATTCCTTGATTTTGATAGGTCGGCTGAGGAAATCGCCAAGTTCTGCATCAGTGAACGCAGCGAGCTTGGTGGTTTCATCAGCATTCGCCTTAATATCATATGACCAAGGCGTGTCACCGTCCACAAAATGGACGTTTTGGGCTGCCGACTCACGGTCGACTTTGGAGACACTAAATCCGGTGTCCCCTTCGGAATTATTATTATTATAATTAGTAGTAAGCAATTTATATGAACTTAGGGTACATGCATTGCTTAATGCATGTCCTGCATGAAATTTAATTGGCTGGCGAAGCCTCCCGTAAATACGGGTATTCCACGGGGGGAATGCCAACATGTTGCAAGCCTATATACAGTAAAATAACATCAAAAATCTAATATACATGGTATCCAATACAACAAGACCATTTTAAACTTATTACCTACGAATGGTTCCGGAGGTTGGAGTGAGTTTTGCGTCATCCCAAGACAATTGGAGAAGCTTATAATTCATACTTCTCCTTGAAATCCTGCATCCTCATATCATATGAAGTCTCTAACTCAGTACACAAATGAGCAATGCCAGTCTTAATGGCCACTTGCTTCATCTGATCACGACGCAATTCGTACATCTCACGACCATACTGCCACCACTCACGAAGTGCTCCATCAATATTTTGGGCACTCTGATCCTCAGCCGAAATGGCCTTGGACTTCAAAACGGAGTGTAGTGACTTGAAAATTGAATTTTGATCCAAAACACCATGAATCAATCCAGTTTCCGGATTGTATAAATTATGACGTTTCAAAAAATCAGCATCCAAGTCATTCATGTATGGAGTGGGGGTCGACTCCTTATCGGGCATGGTAAAAACCATATCCCTTTCAGCCAAGAACTGAGCATAAGTGATGTGATTGTACCAATCACATCCCTGTCGAACTGAGCCTTTGACATCATCTCCATAAGTCATAACAGCACAATTGTGACGGAATGGTTCTGGATTGCCCTCTGCAGCGGGGTACATATGATAGTATGCACATCGCAACAGAAGTGAATTGACAATACAGTTAATATAAACCGTCAAATTCTGGCCAGAGGGATTGGAGCCACAATGGATAATCAAATCTCCATTGTACGAAACACACGAATAAGCAATTTCTGTGGCAACGCCCTGCATGATTTTAATATCATCCCCAGAGTACTGCCCACATGTCTTTGCAATGTCGATTAGGCATTTGAAGGCTGCTAAAATTAATTGTGCAGGCATGCGCAAATCGTATTTGCTATAATCACCTGCAAAAATTCTATCAGCTCCAAATTTCTTCATGTGTCGAGCCAATTGATCCCACTCGGGGCCTTGAGCATTAACTCCAACGGCACACTCAGAAGTGAGTGGAAACAAAGACAACATCCTGGCAGTAGGCAGAAAATACTTCCTCACAATCAATTGAAAGGCCCAGTCAGCCGCCTCAAAGACTCTAACTTTCTCCTTACCAATCTTAGTAGCTTCATCCTTGACACATGCCTTGAAAATAGTATAACACCTCTTGCCTCCAAGGAAAGCGGTAATCATCTTATTCATTTCATCAATGATGGCCTTATCACATTCAGCAGGACAAGCAAACTCGGGATAATCCTCAGGATTCAAGAGTGTAATCATATCACTCTTCGGCCCTGAAAGTGGAAATCCTTTGGAAGTGGAACGGGGCATGGCATCGATGAAACGAGCACCATCCCTTCCACACAAAGCTTCCATATCCGTGAGAGGTTTCAACTCTGCACGGGCCATGTCACCAAATTCCTTCGATTGGAAAACTTCGATAATATGTGCCTGGTAGTCAATTACTGCCTTATCCAACAATGAGGGTTCCACACCCGCACTAGCATTAGCAGAATGAGCCAGGGAAGCCTGCCACATCAATTTATTATTGAATTGAGGGGGTCCATGCTTTCTTTCGACACCAGTCACTTCCGTGACAGCATCAGAAATAGGAGTAATAACAACGTCACTCTTGGTATGAGACGCACGTTGGCCAGTTTGACCAAAGTACTCAATATCGCTGCCCTCAGGCAAATAATTGATGGGAGAGTTAACATGAATATCTGTCGAAGTAATAACCTGCTTCTCATATCGAGTAGTGGGGAAAGTGCCATTAACATGAGTAGGGAAACTACTAACACAATCTTCAGTCTTGGCAATAGCATCTAAGATTTCCTGTCTGGTAACAGTGAGAGCCTTGCCACTGGAAGTACCAGAAATACCTCTCAGGTGAATGCCAGCAATGGTACATTTGGCAAAACACCCAACTAAAATAGCTCCACACAGTCCAGTAAAAGTGTTATAGGCACAATGATAATGGTAACCTGCGCCTCCAGCTTCTGAATTCTTGATATAATTAGCACGAACAACATCATTCATAATAGAACCATCTTCCCGACGATACAACATACGGGCATTTCCCGATACAGTCAATAGATCAGGAAATAAATGGGTAATGTCGGCACGCACACCTCCAGAAGGGATATTTACAATACATAAATCCTTTCCAGGAATTGGCACCATGTTAGTGACGCCAACCACACCTTTAAAGGTTCCGCCAATTTTAGAAGGGTCATATCGCGTAAAAAGACCTTTCATATCCTTGCGGTTTTCAAAAATGTGCAATGGAAAGAGATAGCTAATTCCTCCAAGAGCCAAAACATCACAGGACTGCTGAAATCCATTTTCTACCAACTTCACATGAAATAAATTCTTGGAAATTTTGGCAGTGACTTGATCAATGGTCATTGTATCATTCCTATGGTTAATATGCAATTCTGAAACGACAGGAACTGCCCAGGGATTAACCTCAGCATTTCGCTTTTCTACCTCAACAACTGTTTTCGGTGCTAAAGCAGTTTGATGCTCATGCATAATCTTCATGGAGGATACAATTTTGTAAATAACCTTGGCAACAACACAAAAGGAAAAGAACTGTACTGCCTTACTTTGACGCAAGGAAGCAAATAAATCATCAGTAATGTCCCTTCGAGATGCCAATTGTTCACACATATCATTCTTCCACTTTGCCAATGCTGTATAATATACAAACATACTGACAAAGAGTGTGAACAACACCAATCCAGCAGAAAAAGTACCCGAAAGGAAACCGCACAAGAACATCATAAAAACGAATGACATCATACTGCGTCGAGTATTTCTCTCCAAGGCAATGAATTCTGAAGCATGTACGCACATATACGCACGCTGAATCCAAATATTATTTACAATGCAGGTAGGAACCCGCACCGCAATAGCACTGGAGAAACGTGGCATACGTTCAAATTGGGCCTTAATTGAATCAAAAGACAACTCTCGTAATGATTGCAATTCAAAAGCCTCATTGAGATTCTCCCGATCATATAAATCCCAATACAAATCCCACGAGACATCTGAACGGTCACAGGTCTCAATTGATTCATCAATTTCCTCAACAGTAGTTTCATCTTCACTCTCTGCTGGGGGAACCTCAGATTGCGGTTCAGTTGGACATTTACACCTGCGCGCAGGACGTTTGCATAACGAACAATATTCTCGGGAAACAACGAGACTTTCAGCCTTAGCAATAAGTTTCCTTTGATTCTCAAAATGATCTTCACACATATCACATGCATATTCAAGAAGATCATGAATATTCATGTGAGTATCCTTCATGCTACCATCTATAGGACCAAGCATCAACTGCCTGTTCTTACCATCTGGTACATAAACTGTCAAGTCCCAAACATCAGTTTCAAAAGTCTCGTCCGGAAAAGCTGCATTAGCTTTCTTGGAATCAAGACGTCCATCCGGCATAGCAAATTCTGGCTTAACCTTAACCAAAATATGAATATCACCGCGTCGAACAATGGACATGGGCTTAATTGAGCAACGGCGAGCATGATCTGCAAGTGGAGCATTACTAGTAACAATAAAAATATGAGGACGAATCTCAATCTTCCCTTTTTCATGCAAATCAGCCTTGTTGGCATAGGTAACCATATTATTATTGATATCAATCATCCTCTCACAAGGTGAACGATCCAATAGTTCAATCTTGGTATTTCCCATGTCATCCAAATAAATGCCTTGGGTGTCACCCTTCAAAGTGGAATCAAATTTGTCAGATTCCTTGAGAACTGCCGTATTACAGGCATCAGGATCAGCTCCTGAGGCAACAAGGCAGTCGCTCATCAATAGTTGGGCGACCGTAGATTTGCCAACTCCAGATTCTCCCCACACATATAAAGTAAGGGGGGCGTATCTAAGCGATCCATCAATGCGCCGAGCACTATACTCAGCACGTTGTGTTCTCATATTAACCAACCGCTTCTCCAAAACAGAAGCTTGCCAAGTTCCCTTGGCAGATTTATATGCAGACTCAGCCATCTCCACAGCTTGATCTAACATAGCTGTATATTGGAGATCTGTAATGATTTGCTTCTCACCCTTGTACATGACTGGATTTGCTGCCAGATTAAAAATCAAAGCGTGTTGATGTAATTCCAAACACGCAAAGTACAGATCATCAAATTCGGCACCAGCATCTGTGGTAAAAAGGAGTGGCTTTAAAGATCGTTGGCGAAAACACTCATAACCACCTTCAATGAAGGAGATAACAGTGTCCAACATTGCTCCAAAAAAGTCAAAAGCACTCGCATGCTTCCGAAGACTTCCAACACGAAATAGTTCAATACCTTCAACACTCCATGCTAAATTGGTTACACTACATAAACCAATTGAAGCAGCTACGGAGATAAGGTTAGACACTTTTTCAAAAATTGGAGCACAACGAATGGTATCCCAATTTTCCCTTAGTTTAGGAAGGTAGGACAACCAGTCTTGACTATCAACATCTCCAGATTGGGGATGGAAGATATTGTAGCCAAAAGCTTGTTTTAAATACTCCACTGTGGGAGCATGTGCCAACAACGCTTCAATAACAGAACCCTTATACATAGTTTTAAGGGCCAAAGCGAGTTGGACTGCAACTTCAAGCTTAGAGTTGCATTTGGGGATAGAATAAGACAAAAGACCTAAATTTTCAAGAACATTGGTGAGGTCAGACATATTTGCATTAATATGGGTATCAAGTACCATGTTTTTAGCCTGATCAATAATTCCTGAAGGATATAAGGTTTCCAAAAGAGATTGTTTTACATATTTGGATTTTTGATTCTTTTTCGATCCATTTTGCTTCTTAGGATTAGTTTTTCCTTGAAAGCGTTGAACGTTCTTCTTAGCTTCCTTCTTGGACGAAGCTCGATTTTTAGCATATTGATTGTAATTATCGTGCTTAGAAGGAAAATAAGTAGAGGCTTGCGCCAGTTTATCGTAAACCTGTTTGGCTTGGTGAGCCTCCGCGTTATCCTGGGTCTGAACGGGAACAGTGTTGAATTGAGACAAACTATTGTTTGAATGTACAACAGGAAAGGCTTTAACGCTAGCCGAAGCGTTGCCGCTAACAAAGTTAGGGGTCTTCATTTCGTGACATTGGTCACTGGAACGAGGAAAATTACTTCCCCCTCCTGTACTTTCCGAAGAAGAGTACATTTTAGGGTGATTCGATAGGTCTATAATCCGGCCTATTTTGGAACACCAACACCTTCGGACATTGCCTTACTTCTTTTTCCGAAGCAAGGACTTTATGGCTATTAATTATAGCTTAGTTCGTGTGGACATATTTATGTGCTTCCACGTGATCAGTAATCAGCACGGTTATAAAGTTTTATCTCAATAAAGAGAAAGGTAAAACACTCCCGGTCCAGGGAGTGTAATAAATTAATGGACAAATACAACAAAGTACAAAGCCTAGTACTCATTATATTCAATTTACACCTAGTAAATTAGTCTTGCTTTAAGCATAGACAGTGCGACAATAAATCTGCATGGTTAGCAGAAAACACTGAATAGATGAAAAACTGGGTCAGATCACAAACTTACCAGTATTAACAATTAAACTAAACGAGTCATTAATAAGACTCTTAATAGTGATGTAACATAATAAACTCAAGACAATTGTATAACTCAGACGGGAATAAACCCGCATGAGCCATTGACGACTGAATTGAGTTTTGTTATCATTCCTAGAAAGAGTCCAAGAGGACTCGAGTAATTGAATGTTACTACTGATAAAAGCTTGATGATCTCCACATGGGTGAAACCCATGTGGAGTC